CAGGCAGTCAAGAAACGGTGTGATCATGCCCCTCATAAGGAGGTTAGTGGCTCGTTCATTGAGGGCCACGAGTTGCTCATGGCCAAGATCCATGAGCGCGAGACCATACTTCCGGACATGGATATGATTCGCGCTTATCTCGACGAGATGAGTGGCGTAAAGCGGGAGAGGTTGCAGGAGTTGTTGGATTCGCAGGACTTCACGCTACCTGGGTATACGGACAAGGTTGTTTTTGCAAAATCGGAGGCGCTTTTGAAGAATGATGGGGCCATGCCACGTGTCGTCTATCAGGGAGGCGATATGTACAACCTAGTCATGGGTTCCATCGTTTTTTACCTGTCTCGTCGCATTGCTGAAGAGTTATCCCGTACCAATCCCCTTAACGTGGGGAATGAAGTCATATATTGTGTCGGGATGACCGCAGACGAGATCGCAAACATTGTGCATAACACCCCCGGGCAGGCATGTGAATCTGATTTCAAGAACAACGACGGCACGCAGCCGGCGGGTGTTCGTAAGCGAGAGGCCATGTTTTATTACAAACTTGGCGCACCTGTGTGGTTTGTACGTGAATTTGCAGCAAATACGTCGGTGAGAGTATTCACACGATATGGATTGCGGGGAAAGGTTAGCGGCCAACGTTGGTCCGGCGAGGTCACCACGACCACCGGCAACGGGTATGTCAATGCATGCGTTAGCCTAGCAGCCCTCCGGGAAGCCGGTGTAAAGAAGTCTACCACACTTGTGTATGGGGATGACAATTTGACGTACACACTGGAAGAGCGCGCGGATGTAGCCGCCGCTATGTCCAGTGTGTCAGCAAGTTTTGGGATGGAAGCTGAAACAAAGCTACCCGAAAGGCGCGAGCAAGCGACCTTTTTGCGTAAGCGTTTCGTCCCAAGCGCACATAGATCATTCCCTGTCCCTTCTTTCGGTCGAGTCCTGGCGAAGCTACCTGTCCGAGCTAATTATAATAAGGCAGTTAGCGATGCAGATTATATGTCCGGCAAGTTGTTGTCGGCAGCATATGAACACAGGCACATTCTGAGCTTACGAACCATCCTTCTGGAAACTGCGGAACAGCTGTCACCTACTCCCTTTTTGGATATGAGGAATCAGGCAATGGCTTATAAGTACACTGCAGAGGAACTACGCGACATGACTTCGAAGGCAGAAGTTATTGACCCTGACTACTTGGGGTCCTTTCTCCAGCACGTTTACGGTGTGTGGGAGACGGGGCTCGTTGAGTGTTACGTTTCCGTGTGTGATGGAATCCTTGGATTCCAGCGAGTTAACAGCACGCGCGGGAAAGGGGTCCGTGACAAACCGCTGACTCACATCGCTCCTAGGCTGCCTAGAGCGTTGTGGGACACTTGCTTCGAGTCTCTTGTCACAGTCGATGTTTCTCTCTAGTTGTCTTTCGACTAGTCCGGGGTTATGCGTTCCCCGTTAACAAATGGTTACTACTCGCACAAGTG